GGCGTGAGCCCCAAGGCGGCAGGTGCCATACTGGCGGCATCGACCAGAAGTGCATCTGCCGGCGCCAAGAAGGCCAATCCAGCGCTCAAGAAGGTGAAGTAGTACCGCGTGGCTGAGACGTTGACTGAGGTGGCGGCTGAGATATTCGGGAGGGCCATGAAGGGTGGCCCGAGAGCTGACATTCAATATCAGAATGACCCGATCAGATGGATGGTCGAGGTCATGGGCGTGCCCGAGAACACGCTCAAATGGTCGCTGAATCCTGGCTATGAGGCCCACCAGTGGGACGGCACGCCTGATCCTCTGGTCGTTGTCTGCAACGCGATCGCCAACGGTCAGGACGTAGCCGTCGAGTCAGCCACAGGTACAGGCAAGACGTTTCTAGGCGCCCTGCTCGTCCAGTGGTTCACGGCCTGTTTCGAGGACGCGATTGTTGTTACCACAGCCCCGAAAGAGGCGCAGTTAACGCTTCATCTATGGAAGGAACTGGGCGGGACGTTCGGCAAGTTCAGGAAGCGCTATCCATCGGCTGAGCTAATCGACTTGAAACTGAGGATGCGCCCGGGGACTGACGAGAAGGAGAAGTGGGCCGCGATCGGGTTCGCGTGTGGAGTAGATGCAGGAGCAGAGTCAGCCACCAGAGCGCAGGGGTTCCACGCCGAGCATCTGTTTCTGATCACTGAGGAAACGCCCGGGATTAAGACACCCGTCATCACAGCGTTCGAGAACACGCTGACGGGTGACCATAACCTGCAACTGAACTTCGGGAACCCTGACCATCAGCAGGACGCATTGCATATCAGGGCGACAACGCCCGGGGTTGTAGCTGTCAGGATAAGCGCCCTGGATCATCCCAACGTCGTTACGGGCAGGCCGATCGTACCGGGGGCGGTGGGCCGGAAGTCGATTCTCAAGCGGCGTGAGAAGTGGGGGCAGGGCTCGAGGCTGTACGAGTCCCGTATCCGTGGGATCTGCCCGGCAGAGTCGGCAGACGCTCTAATCAAGTGGGCATGGTGCGCTGACTCGGTACGACTCTCGACCGTGACCGAAATGCGGCAGGGCCCCAAGTCGTTAGGCGTTGACGTTGCCAACAGCGAGAACGGCGACAAAGCGGCGATCGCTAGGGGCGTCGGCTGTGTCATGGTGGAGATAGTGGACTTCCAGTGTCCCAACGCCAACAAGCTGGGCCGTGACGTTGTGCTGGAAATGCAGGCTTCGAACATCACACCCGAGTACGTCGGGGTTGATCCGGTAGGCGTGGGGGCCGGCACAGTCAACGCAATGCGTGACGCCGGGATGTGGGTGCAGACGCTGGGCGGCTCAATGGCTCAACGGATCGACGTTGAGCTCTTCAACAACCTCAGATCTCAGATGTGGTGGCAGCTGAGGGACGACCTACAGCATGGCCGAATCGCCCTCGTGGAAGACGAGGAGCTATTCAACGACCTGACAGCTGTCACCTGGAAGACGCAGGGCGGCAAGATCATCGTAGAGTCGAAAGAGGACATCAAGAAGCGGCTGGGCCACTCACCGAACAAGGGCGATGCGGCAGTCTACTGGAACTGGGTACGCCCAAGAGACTGGGAGCCTGAACAGGCGAAGCCACCGGCGACCACGCTTGAGGAAATCGCATGGCGCGAGCAGGTAGGTGATCTGGAAGTGGACGATGACGAATGGAACAGACGCGACGAGCCCGATTATGGGCATTCACTGAGGAACTAGGAGAAATGTTCTTTACGCGTAAGACCAAGGAGCGTTACGACGCTGCTATTGCCAGTGTGGCCACGTCTGTGGCTGATACAGCCAAGACGATAGAGGATCGGATAACCGTCGAGGTCGCCAAGTTGGATGATCGGATAGGCGCGGCACTAGCCGAACTGAAGAAGGAGGCCGAATCGGTCGAGTACCCCGAACCCAAGCGGGTAACGGAGAACGACGAGGCGGCAGCACAGCGAGAGAGCGCGTAATGAAAGCCACGCCGCTGGCCGCTCAATCGCTACGCCGGCACTGGGTTACCGGCACGAGAACGCCGGTATGCCAGAACCGACACGCCTATCTATCGTTCAAGAACTTGGGCAACCACACGGTATTGGAGACTCGGGGCGATTGCCACCACTTCATGACCTGTGGATTGTGCCATCAGTCGGCCTTTGGCGTGCAGTCGGGCGGTCACGGTATCATCAGTTGGTACGCCATAACCAAGGAACAGCTTGACCACATGCGATCGTTCGAGCCTGATACGAAAACATGGGTCTTCCTTGTCTACTTGCAGTACATGGACTCGGGATACGAGGAATGACTGACTTCACCGTTCAGCGGAAGCGCTGTGTCTGTGAGCTGGGCCCGTTCGCCCACCGAATCCACGGCAACCCGAGGAACCAGACCGGCAAGCACTTGGATCCAAGATGCCCACATAGCGAGCTTTACAATACGCTGATCCGCTACCCAGCGATACACGACCGTAAACGGCAGGCCATGAAGTCAAAACGCCCAATCCCCAGGCATATCGGTAATTAGTGGAATGTGGGAAATCGGGGCTTGCTTTCTAACACGTACCGATTAGATTCCGGTTGTACGCCATTGCGCCACTAATCCGGCGCGCATGCTGTAAGCCGTCAGGCTCCGAAGATCGTCCGTTCAATCGGCCTTCTTTGGAGCCTTTTGTCGTTTCCACCCATCAGGTACAGATTGGCAGAGACGCCGCAAAACAGTCCGAGGTCATCGGACAACCCAGATATCGAATCCCAGGTGATCCTAGAGGCTCCTGGAGTGGGTGCAGACGACCAACAAAAGGCCGACTACGCATTCACCAGATGGCGCGTTCAGGGCGATCACTACGCAGGATACGCAAGGTTCTGGACGCGGGTGATCCTGTTCCTTGTGGGCAAGCAGTGGCTTACGTGGAAGCGGGATATAAGGCTTTACGTGCCCGAGCGGAACGTTCCCAAGTGGCGACAGCAGCCGGTAACGAACCTCATGTTCGCGGTCTACAGAACCGCCGTAGCCAAGCTCACCAAACAGAGGCCGGCCTTTGATTGCGTTCCTGTAAGCCAGGACTCGGACGATATAGAGGCAGCCGAGCTCGGCAACGCGCTGCTGGACTATTGGTGGCGCTTCCTCGAAATGGCGAAGCTCCTGAAAAGGGCGCTGGGCGACCTGTTGACAACCGGCAATATGCACGTTCTGGTGCACTGGGACACAGAAGCCGGTCCAGTATCCCCCTTGATGGTGCCAGTCGCCCATCCGACCACGGGCGAAGACGTAGATACGCCGGCGGACGAAGACGGCGAGCCGATCATGCGCGACATGACGGACTTGGAGAAGAAGGCCCACGACAACGCGAGGGCCGAGGGATCGGTCGAGCAGGGCGACGACTACCCGCAAGTACCCGACACCGACGCCAGCCCCAAAACCGTAGCGCAGGGCGAGATCAAGCATACGCTTATCAACCCGATGTGCATTCGGTACAACCCCGAGGCTGAATCCCCCGAGGATGCGGAAGAAGTCTACATCGGTACGATCGAGTCAGCGGCCATTGCTTCCAAGAAGTACGATATCCCCGAAGGCGAGATCCAGGGCGGCGGTGATACGGATCTGATGAGCTATCAGGATGTCATTACAGCAGCCTCGACCGGCCTTACCTCTCAGTTCGGCATCTGGAATGGCTCGGACAATGCCACAGCCAAGGGCAAACGAACGCTCGTTCTGAGGTACTACCGGAAGCCTTGCTCTGACTATCCCGAAGGAAGGCACTGGATTCAGGTCGGCAAGACGATAGTCGAGAAGGAGCAGCCCCTACCGTATGGATTCTGGCCCCCTCATGTGACCGCTCAGGACGTAACTGTTCCGGGCCAGCCTGTAGCAATGGGGCTTCTAGGTCAGATCATGCCACTCAACGAGGAATACAACACGTTGAATGGCAAGATCATGGAGCACAACGTCACGATGGGGTTCGGCGGGAAGTGGGCCGTGAGTCCTGAAGATGCCAAGCTCAAGATTGATTCCGACCCCGCCCAGATCCTCATATCGAAAGGTTACGCGGCGGGTAGGCCACCGATGCAGATCCCGCCTATGGCATTGCCAGGCGAGGTCTATCAGGAGCGTGAGCGGATCATGGGCGACCTGCAACTGGTCTCGAACCTGAACGAATTGAGCCTTGGCAAGAAGCCGGAAGGTGTATCCTCTGGCCGCGGATTCCTGACGTTGCAGGAGCAGACCGACTCGACGCTTTCCCCCACCCTGATGGCGGTCGAGGACTTCCTTCAAGAGGTCGGCAGACGCGATTTGGTACTGGCACAGAAGTACTACCGCGAAGAGCGGACGATCAAGATCAAGGGCGAGAACGGCGTATGGCAGTTCCGGTCGTTCAAGGGTTCCGACCTTTCCGACTCGATGGACGTTCAGGTGCAGGTCGGTTCCTCGTTCCCGTGGTCGAGGGCAGCACGGCAGGACATCGTAATGAGTACGCTACAGGCCTTCCCTGGCCTCGTTACCAACGCCCAGACGGGTGTCGTGGATCAACAGAAGTTGGGCAAGTATCTGGAAGTCGGTGGATTGCCGGCGTTTACATCCGAGAATGATCCTGACGAGGTAGAGATCGACAAGGAGCACGCCCAGTTCGAGGCGATCGGTGAGAATCAGGATCCGAACATCCCGTCGAACGAGAGGGGTATTCCACAGATTGGATTCTGGCAGGATCACGCTGCCCACTTCGCCGGCCACTGCGCATTTATGAAGCGGGATCGTGGGCGCTTCGATAAGTGGAGCCCGGAAGCTCAGGCAGCCTTCCTACAGCACATCCAACAGACGTTGGACGCGGTGCACGAAGGGGTAGCCTCGATGATGCCACAGATGCCTCCCAACCCAGCGCAGGCCGGTCCCAACGGCCCAGGTCAGGCACCACCCACCCCAGAGGCGACAGCCGCCCCCGGGATCTCAACAGGCTCCAATTCACCCGGCGCGCAACTGACGCCCGCCGACTTCCATTCAGCACAGGCAGCGTAAACCAATGGCTACTGGTTATCAGTTCCCTCTCTTTAGCGGTACAGGTACAGGTACCCAAGCGGGCGCACAGCTCGGCGGTGACGGCGCAATCGTCAGTCGAGTGGAGTTCTGTGTGATCATAGCGTCCACAGGCACGGTCAACTTCGAGCACACGGTTGACGGAACCAACTGGTTCCCCTTGGCGTGTCTCGATACATCGACCACGGGTCAGACTTTCGCTACATCCTGCACGGCTTCAGGAATCTTTCAGGCCGACATCACCGGATCGTTTGCCTTCCGCTTAAACGTGCAGGCCAACGGTTCAGGTATCACAGCACTCGCCAACAAGGTACTCGGTTAACCAATCATGCCAGAAACAGCAACGACAGAGACCACAGGCACAGAGACGGAAGCCCCGTCCCTTGCCAGTCGTGTCGGAACGTTCTTCGATGAGCAGACCAAAGACGGTGCAATCGGATTCGTAGTCAAAGATGATTCTAAACCGAAGCCGAAAGCAGAGGCGAAGGCTGAATCAGAGGCCAAGCCAGACGAGAAGGAAGAAGACGACGAGACCGAGGTCGCCGCCAAGTCTGAGGCCAAGGGCGATGAAGGTGAGGGTGAGGCGGGTGAAACAGAGACCGAGAAGGAAGACGAAACTGATCCTGAGTTCATCGAGGCCGCGAAGAAGCACCAGGTTTCGGTAACGCTGGACGACTTGCCCGAGGAAGCGCGCCCGCTAGTCCAGAAGAAGTTGAAAGACATGGAGCGCGGCTTCACTAAGGCGATGCAGGAAGCAAGGTCGTACCGAGCAGAGAAGGCGGCGTTCGATGCTGAGGTCAAGAATCTGGATCACTTCATAGCTGACAAGGTGACAGCCGATCCATCTCTCATCGAGAAGATTAACGCTGAGATCAAGAGGCGGGAGAACCCCGACTATCTGGCCGCACTCGAATTGCGGAAGCAGGCCGCCAAGGACAAGGCCGAAACCGACGCATCGAAGCAGCAGCAGGTCGAGCAGGCACAGCATGAACGCGGTGAGTACTTGGAGAAT